GCATTCTTTTTGCAGGCCAATGGCTTCGGTTCGCTAGGTAATGATTTATTTGGCGGTGAATGGGGTGAAGTAAAAGACAAACAAACTCTTTGCCTTAATGGAATTGCAACGCCGACAGATTTAAAAGACCTGTATGAAAACCAATCACTGCAAATTCTTGTGAGAGGTGATAAACTAGAGCGAGACTTAGACGTTTATCAAAGAGCCTATGATATTAGAAAGTTTTTATTGTCTCAGGGCGATAATATAGAAATGAATGGCACTTGTTACAAATCGTTCGAAGAGGGTGCAAATCTTGCGCCGCTTGGTAAAGATGAAAATCAGCGCCANATNTATTCAATGAATTTTACANCTTTTAGAAACGCATAAACAAAGAGGTTAAATTATGCCATGTGATAATAATGTAAGCAAAGGCAAAGAAGCGGTGCTACTTGCTCGCGATGATCTAGACACCATCTGGCAAGTTATCGGCGGTGTTCAGTCGAGAGATAATACCACTGATAATCCTGTCGAGGAAACCACATCCTCATCAACACCGGGTGATAATACGGAGTCAGAATACACCGGCTATTCTACAGACAACATCAGTGTTTCAGGTGTTGCGGATAATCGAACTGGAACAACTGTGACGATTAATAATGTTGATTACACAGTCGCGCCAATCACTAGAATGGATCAGTTAGCAAACACTGGAAACCGTTGTAACAAATTTAAATTGATTTATCCGTATAAAGAGAAGGAAGGTGTTTACAATATCACCTCTTATGGTGATTCTGGTGATACTCCAGGTCTTCTCAATTTTACCGCTACGTTGCAAAACAAAGGCGAAATTACAACAACTTATTTTTAAGGATTAATAATGGCTGCTTTAACTGTTTTACCAATTACNAAAGCCGGTTTAGATCTAACGGCTAGTCTAGTCGCTGCTGATGTTGCGGGTGATACTGTTGTATCTTCATCCGGCTTAATGTTTTACGCGAAGAACGCAGATGCATCACCGCACACGATCACAATCACCCCATCTGCGTCATCAACTGACTGCGGTAATTATGGCGAGTTAGATGTAGATCCCTTAGTGTGGACGTTACCTGCAAACACTGGTGAGCAATCTTTTACAGTGCCATCAGGCTACGCAGTCAGTGGCGCTTACAATCTAACTTATGACGCTGTTACATCCGTGACTGTCGGCGTGTTTAGCCTAGCATGAGCGAGCATTATATAAATATTGATGACACCAGTAAGGGGCGTACATATTCGTTTTTTACTGGATGGTCATTCATCGAGAATATTGAATCGAAAGGTCATAACTTCGATAAAATTTATATGGATGTTATCAATAGAAAATGCAACGCGACATTGTTAAAAGAGATCCTTGTTTGCTCATTGAAGCAAGTCGACAAAAAAGAGATCTCAACAGGTGAAGCGCTAAAATATATTGATGATTTCTTTGAGTCTTTCGGCTACCAGGAAATGTCGCACTTAGGCTACATACTTGTACTTGATGCGGTGAGGCCGCTTGAAGAAAAAAAGCAACTAAGCAGGCAGAGGGAAATAGTGTCGGCTCTGTCGGAGAAGGTAAGATCTTCAACGTTAAAAACTTTATCAAGTCTTGGCTGGCAATGGATTACGCTATTGGCGACTTTTACAGCGGCGGTTTCCGTGATTACGAACTTGCTAGTGATGCGTTTGCTATAAAGCATGGGTTAAACAAAGACGAAGATTCAATTGACACTGTTGATGATTTAGATGATTTATATTCAAGAATGGGGGCTTAATGCTCCTTTTTTATTACAGGTGATTTATGGCGTTAAAACTTGGTGAGTTAGAAGTAGAAATCGGCGCTGATACTACTGGGCTGGGAAAAGCCGATAAGCAAGTTAAGAAAACTGCGAAATCAATGGATAAGTCGTTCTCNGCGCTAGGNAAGACTATAGCGGCAGCAATAACGATTGAATCAGCTCGAAGAGTTGTGATGATCGCAGATAATATGCGCCGACTTGAAGGTGTCATTAAAAGGCTAACTAAAACAACAGGTGACTTTAATCAAGTATGGGGCGAGTTAAATAAGATATCAGATGAAAATGGTGTCGCCATTGAAGATAGTGTTGGTTTATTTCAAAGATTCCAAACCGCATTAAAAAACGTTACAGATAAAAATAGTGATGTAATAGCATTTATAGACACGCTGCAAAAAATAGGGCGGGTAGGCGGCAGTTCATCACAAGAGATGGCAAATGCTTTAGTGCAATTGAGTCAAGGCTTTAGCGGCGGGATAATTCGAGCTGAAGAATGGAACTCAATCATCGAGCAAGCGCCAGAGATCTTAAATGTCGTAGCTAAAAANATAAAAGGCGTCAATGGTGATTTAGGTGTGTTGCGCAAGCAAATGCTAGCAGGAAAATTAACTGCNGATACTTTCTATAAAGCCATTTCNGATGGNGCAGTAGATGTCAANAAAGAATTCACAGANCTNCCGAAGACCATAGATCAATCGTTAACAAAGCTTGAAAATAGCTTTAGCAGGTTTATAAGCGGAATAGATGAGACAATCGGCGCGTCTAGCGGTATAGCTGACTTTATAGATGGTCTTGCTGAATCATTGCAATTTCTATCTGCGGCGACGGCAGATGAAGCAGCAATAACTAGGATGCAAGAGCTTAACGGTGAAATAACCAAGCAGCTCAAATTGGTCAACATGCTTGAAGATGCTGTTGGTGAAACAGATCCATTTGGCTTTGGGGCTGGACAAATAAAATCAGCAACGGATAAGTTGAAAAAACTTAGAGCTGAATACGCAGAACTACAAAAGCAATTCGGCACACCGGGTGTAAGCCTTCTAAGTGGCGGCACTGCAACAACACCAGCACCAGAAAAAGCACCTGCGGTTATAAGTGTTGATGATGAAATAAAACGACTCAATCTATTGGCAGATATTTATAATAACAAGTTTGCAGAGATCGAAGCCGACATACTAAGTCAGAGACAAAAAGCAATTAAACTATTCGGTGAAGATTCCCAAGAATTTTTAAGAATAGATGAACAGTTAAATGCTAAGCGCATCACAATGCGAGCTGCTGCTGAAAAAGAAATGACAGAGGAAGTTAACGCGGCCAAACAAGAGCAGTTAGACATTGAAATTGCAGCACTAGAGAAAGCTGCAAAGGCAAATGANAAGCTCGCAGAGGANGCNGCNANNGCGCAAATAAGAGCNGCAGAAGCAACGGCAAGGGCGTTTGAGGCGTTAAACAATAGAATAGGCAGTGAACTCGGCTCTGCACTAGCNAAGACGCAATCATTTAGTGATGCATTTAAGAATATTATATCNGACNTAGCNGGNCAGTTAATAGCTGCNGGCATTACNTCAGCATTTGGCGGGGCGGTCAGTGGAAGTAATATATTTAGCGGGCTATTTAGCGGACCAACTGCTGGTGGTAATGCGTTTGGTGGAGGTGTATCACCTATCGCATCCCATCGAGTAAATGAGCGAGGTGACCCGGAGATGTTAACGCAAGCCGGTAAGCAATTTTTATTGCCAAACGGCAAAGGCGGAAAAGTAACACCACTAAAAAGCGGCGGTAATAGCGGTGGACAGCCTAACATCTCAATGATCAACATGGGTACACCTATGAATGTTGAAGGCGTAAATATCACAGAGGATGGCGTAGAGGTCATGATTAATGATAAACTAGCAGCATTCGATAAATCATTAACCGCTGAAATGTCCAGAACAAATAGCTCAAAAGGTCGAGCAATGAAAAATGCTTGGCGGTTAGAAAACAACATGAGGCGTTAAACATGGCATCAGTACCGTACCCAACAAATCTACCTGCGCCACTTGTAAGTCAAAACCAAATATCACCACAACAGGCCACACGCATTCAAAATGTGCAAGGTGGCCCGCCATTGGTTGGGCTTGCTAGTTCTGACGTAACATCTGCGCATCAATGTGCGTTTAATTTCAACGAAGTTCANTANCAAGTATTCGATCAATGGTTCCAATGGTCACTTGTAAGCGGCTCAAAAACCGCATCAATCCCATTAAAAACAGCGCTTGGATTCGGTAGCAATGATTGTATATTGGTAAATCCGCAAGCGCAGCAAAACGGGATTAGGTGGGTTGTTTCCGCTGTTATTATTATATTGCGCAAACCAAAAATGACAGAAGAGGACTACGAGAGTCTACTGGTTATATTTGAGGGGTTTGAGGATGTTAATGCGGCAATAAATCTATTAGAGTTAGCAGTTGAAGCAGGAGAGGTTAACTAGTGGCCACCTTTGATGATTATGTGCAATTCAAAATGAGCAAAACAGAAACGCAGCGAGAATTCAGAACGATTGAAATACATCACCCTGATTTAGATCAAGTCTATCGGTTTGTCCAAGATAGCGACGATTTAAGCGCAGGGCTTGAGGCTACAGCGCCGAGAAACCCAGGTGAGACAGTTTTATTTAGTGCTGCGTTTATTGAAATTGTAGAGCCAGCAGAAAGCGCAGACTCAGAGCAAAACTTGCAAGTTAATATTGGAACTATTGATGATAAAATGCACTCAATCATAGACCAGATAACCGGCAAGGGCTTTTTAACTGAGGTTGATTTGGTTTATAGAAAATATTACTCAATCGATTTAACTGCGCCAATTGTCAACCCTCTTTACTTGTTTATTAATCAGCCTAGTTTTGATGGGTTAACTGCTGCAAGCTTTGATGCAACAGATACTGATTTNTCATTAAAGCGNGCGGGTACAATTTACACATTAGAAGACTTTCCGGGGCTCGCATGAATCACGATAAAC